AGATGACATCTAACCAATCTTAAAATTGCTTGGACAGTATCTTCGGATAAATATAGCGTTGAGGATTGGGACTCGGAAGCAAACTTTTTATCATCTTCCTGGCACTTGCGCACAAACTGACCCACGGTGTAAGGGTGCATTGGGTCGTACGTGAATTTGTCGCTATCAGGATTTCTATTACCCTTTCTAATATCATGCAATAAGGAAGCAGCAAAGACCATATCTTTTTCTTCGTCAGTCAATCCATATGATTCAGAAAGAATCTTCGCCACGCGCATAACTCTTTTTGTGTGCAGGACATTCCCGCCTACTCCATGCTCATCCTTGGGATGATACTTGCCAGAGAAGCTTGATGGCATGAGCCAAAAGTCAGTAGATCTAACTAGGATTGATCTTACAAATGATCTTATGTTTTCGTCTTCAATTAAATTAATATCATCTAATAGGGGTTCAAGAATAATATCCTCTTCTTTTATTTGAGAATGAACTACTTTTTCTGCAAGTATTTCTTCTAGCATATCTTTTTTGCTCATTTGTTTTCTTCTTTCTTTGACCACATTACCCATTTAGAGCATGGCTTATCGTATGGACACACTTTGCAGTAGGCGGTAAGACCTCTTCTGGAAGGAAAAATCTTTTCCTCATACAGAGAATCGCACCAATATTTTAATGCCTCAATGTCTGCTTTTTGAATTGGAATTTCATTAAAGCCAGATTTTTGATTCATTAAATCAAAGTATCCAAAATTTGTAATATTAATTTTGTTGCCAAACTTATTAAAGAATCCAACATGCATCAAAGAAAAGTCTACGATGTATGTGTGCTCATATTTAAGCTTATGATTGAATACCCATTTGACAACATATATCTTTCCATTCTTCTGGTATACCAGGTCAAACATATCACTCACCCCAACATTGGGCGTGACTGGGGCAACGTATTCAAGACCAATGCCCATTGGAATTATATTTGGATCACTAAAATTTTCTACAACTTCTAGCAAGACTGAAGCTGCTTTGCTCGTAAGGCTGGCCATGTTTCCATACAGACTCTCATGTTGCTCGTGGACTATGTCGTATGGCGTAGTGTCCTTGGGGAACCATAGCTTTTCCCACTTGTGTAATAAGGAAGCGTAAGAAGGCGTTCTTCCATTTTGTTTCTGATAAAAGAAGTGATTAACTACTGCCTTTATTGTGCTCTCAAACTTAAGTGAGTTTAATTTTCTTTCGCCAATAGTCTCTGGCAAATTTTGCAAGTGCCTAAAGTCATACAATCTTTCGCATGTTTGAAAATCTTTTAATTGCTGTGTTTCTATTTGTATCATGTTTTCCTTAGAGTATATTTATGCTCTCAATTAGTTCTTTAATGTCATCAGAGTTGACTATCTTTGAATAGGACTCGCTTGTTATTGGTTCATACTCTACATATTTTTTGTACTGATCTATGTATTTAACTAGCGGAGAATTGTATGTGTATGTTGAGCCTGTAATTCTATTTTTAGGAATCTGCAATTGCATTATGTTTTCATCCTCAGAGTCATCACCACTGATTAACTTCTTTTCGGTGATGAAAATAGTAACAGCACATTTTTGCTGGATCGAAAGTGAACCTCCAGTGTCAGACTGCTGAACTACTTCTCTTCTTTCTTTCATTCTGTTGGAGTTTTCTTGAGCTGTAATTATCAAAACACAATCCATGTCTCTTGCTAACTTTTCTAATCTAACCATCATCTCTTCGAATTCGCCCCAGCGTGGTTTACCCTTACCGCCTTTGGTGAACATTGACTGAATGGTATCGATCACAATAACATCTGGTATAAGCTCAGAATGTCCCATGATACTTCTGAACCATTTTTCTAAGTCTTCGAAGTAAGGAGTATCTGGATCATGTTTAACCATGAATCTGTCGCCCCACTCATCTAACTTTGATTTAAACTTAGCTAAGTTTTCAGATTTTTCTTTCTCGTTCCAGTTTGCAGCTTCTGCATATACGTTCTTTTCAATGATCTGAGTCATGAGCACACGCTCCCAGTGGGGAACAGCTTCCTCAAAGTTAACATACAAAACCTTATGTCCAGTATCTGCCCAATGATTAATGAGACACTTTGCAAATGTACTCTTTCCCTTTCCAGATGGTGCTATGATCGCATGAACAGCACCCCTAAAGAACCCACCATCATCAGTGTAGCCCATAGCTCTGTTTAGGGACTTATACTGAGTGGGCAAGAAGCTTGGAATTTCTAGTAGTGAGGCTGCTCTTTTTGAAATATCAACAGCTGTAGCAACGCTATCTAGTGGGTCAAAGTTTAAATCGTTTTCTAGGTTCTTTATTTCCCCAGTTATTTCAGATATTCTTGCTATATCTTTTGTGTTCTTCTCTCCCTTTTGGGTGAGCAAAAGATGTAACTCCTGGAGTATATCCAGCTGCTTTCTTTTGTTTGCTTATGCTTTAGCAGCTGAGAAATAGATTCATGATCTGACGTTTCTAAATTTAAGATAACGCCTATCATTGTATCTACACCAGAAGAACCACCAAGAGCAGAATGGATATCTGTTTCAGACTCTAGCCAGGATTTAAAAGCAATTGGATCTACAATCTCACGCTTTGTAGCATGATAGTAGGAGAGCATTGCTTTATAAAACTCATGTATACCTGACTGACCATGTATTGCGCCGACTATTTCGTCAGGCAATTGAGCATCGAAGTAAGCTATTGATCCTGGGTTCTTGAACGACAGGGCAAACACTTGGTATTCAATTGGATACTCTTGTTTGTCTTCAGTTTGGTTTTCTGTCATTTTTACGCTTTTCTTTTAGCTCTTTGTATAATGCTTTTTTCTTTTCCGAGTTTTTCTTTTTGGCTATTTGATATGTCGGATTATGCTTAATGCTCTTTCGCTTCTTAACTATTGGCTCTGTGCCAGCTGACTTAATTGCGGTAAGTATTCTATCATAAACCGACTCTTCAGTAAGCTTATCATCGTATCTAAAAACAACAAGGGCAATACCCTGCTCTTGGCAGAGTTGTATTTTTCTTAGATCTCTTTTTTGAGCTTCTAAAAAATCATCTCTTGTATCAAAGAATCTTTCTGTGTACTCAAAGTGCTGTATGCCATGGAATTCTGCCCCAAGTTTATACTGAGGACAGTAGACATCTAACTTCAGTCTTTCTCCCAAGTGGTACTCATTTATGATAGTTTCATTTGGGATAAGCTTCTGCATTATGCTGGTTAGAACAGTCTGGCCCTTAGACATTTTTCGTCTGTGGTCTTTGACCCAACCTAAACCAAGCTTAGTTATGACCTTGTTTAGTTGCGCGCTTGTCATAGACAATTCTTCCGCAACTTTAGCTATGGACTTATCTGTTTCAAATAAAAGATTAATTATCTTTGCATTTAAATTAGCGTAAGCTTTATTGTCTCGCTCTGTCATTATTTTTTGCCAATGCTCTAGCTACAGTTAGGGTTCTGCCCAGGTCAATAATTGACATGTCTGTATTGTCCCAAACTTGAACTGCTAAAGCAGCGCTAAGCATAGGGCAATCAAAGATGCACAGGTCAAAGTCATTATTGTGTGACTTTATCTCCTCTGTAATAGAATCTATTCTTGAATAGAAATCATTGTAAGGAACTTGAATGAATACAGAATCAGCAGAGAAGTACTTTCCGATGTAGTTTTGGTTTTGGAAAGAAACAACAATAGCCTTTGTATTTTTAAAATACCACGAAACAAATGTCTTAAAAATGTCATAGTTATTATTAATATACACTTCAAGAAAAGCTGGATCGTAAAATTCTGTACCTTTTATATTTAGACTACCAAGCTTATCTGAACTTGAAAGCATAAGATCTCTCTGTGCAGCTTTGATAAAGTTAGGATCTTTCTTTTGCATACCGTCAGAAAGAAGTTTTACAAAATTCTTTGGTGGCTTTTTCTCGCCCTTAAGCTCTCCAGTCAAAGTAAAGATTGCTGATCTTGTATAGGTAACAAAAGCAAACTTTTCCTTTTTCTCAAGCATCAACGACACTTTTTTGATTGTTTCTACTGCGTTGTGTGTTTTCATATTCCGAAGTTTCCCCACGTTATAAGAGTTGGATTAGGATCGATTATTGATTCAATGTGTTTAATGTTATGGAACTCACCCTTGTCTAGGTTCATGTATCTTGTATGCTTTAATTGCTTATCGGCATCTTTGGTGTAACCTAAGTGCTGCATAACAAGACCTGAGTGCACCCAGTAGTTTCTTCTTCTTATGTCTTCTACAACATAAGTAGGTTCTGAACCACAGGCTAATTTTCTATCCAAGAACTTTCCACCATTTTTAAACCTAAAAATTCTAGAGCTATTATTTGGTGCCCAAAGCTTATCTACTCTATATTGAGTCTCATTCCACATGTGGTAGAAGCGAACATTAACTACATCATAAGGTGATTGATCAAGAATATTTTTGACTGATACAGTGTTGATATCCTTTGCATCGTACAACATTTCGTCACAATCAATTGCTATGATCCAGTCACCCTCTGAGGCATGCTGCTCTAGGTTAGCCCAAGCTTTTGCTCTTAGCGCACCTTCATTAACTGTAAAAAGTGGTTCTTCGTTTACGTAGACATGCGCATACAACGCAGCTATTTCCGCTGTGTTATCCTCTGAGCAGTCATCAGTGAAGACTATCTTGTCTACCTGTTGCTTAAGTCTTTCTAGTACTTCTTTTAAGTATTTGGAAGATTCATTTCTTCCAACCATCTGAGCTATTATCATAAAACTCCCAAAATAATGTGGGGCTGAAGGTTAATCCAGCCCCACAGGTTAATAAATTACTCGCCCAACTTTTCGATTTGCTTACGTGCTTCTACTGAAGAAATACGCTCGATGTCAGTTGACTGAAAAAGACGCTCACCAGCTACACCACGACGGTTCAAAGCAACCTTCTGTGCATCCTGCTGGTTCTTGGCCTTTACCAATGTCGTTGTGACAACAGCAAAGTAGTTGAATTTATTCTCTGGCATTTTATTTCCTTTTATTTATTTGATGGATATGTATTGGATATATATTCTACAGCTTCTTCTAGTGTGTCTGCAAGTTTTGTAGCAAGAAATTTAAGATAAATTCTATGCTGCAGATCTTGGTGCGCCCAAACAATTACTGGTTGATTATTTAAGTGTGCCCAGGTCATTTCGAAGTCTGTACCTATGTATGCTCTATAAAGTAATCTATATTCTACAAGAATAATATCACAGCTTTTTTGTAGAAAAAGATTTTTGTCTACTATTTCTTTTGGTTCGCAATCTTCTTCCTCTAAAGCATAGTCCATCGGGTTAACAGCCTTAAACCCTCTGTGGTCTAACAGGGATGTAGCTTCATCTCTCCAACTATATTTAAAGTCGGACTGAACGTCCTCTATGGCTCCGGATAAGAATACTCTAGTTTGCATTAGCTACCTCCTTAGCAGGCCAATAGTATGGAAGATTAGGGTCTTCGTCAAAATATTGGGAATAATATTCATAATCTTTACGTAGTAAATTGGATCTATGTGAACGATGAAACTCTTTCAATCCAAACCAGTGTGGCATGACTACAGAATTCATATCAACGTCTTCTAAAAGCATTGTGTTTTTGTAACCTCTACTAATCCACTCTTGAATGGTGTAGTTCTGATACAGCTGTAGAGCTGATTCATAGCCGGTCCACATAACCGTAACCGGATGATTGCGCCAACCTTTTGTTGGAGTGCGATCAAGTAAGATGTTTAAAACTTGGAAAGTTTCTACTCGTTGCTTTCCAAGTCTACGATAATCTAATACCCGAACTGATTCCTGTAAATCTGCGTATGGTAAAAATGTTTGCATTATGCCTTCTTGAATTCGTTAAAGGTTTTGTCACCTACACCAAAGTATTCTCTAGCTAATCCAGCCTTAACAATTTCTGTGTTGAGACATTCTCCAGCTTCGTTCCATACTCTAGCAAGGATTCTACCATACTTCTCGTTCTTGTCCAAGATAGTTTCAATTTTTACTTTATTATTAGCTTTCTTAATCCACTGATCAGTAAACTCTTTTGCTGCAAGTCCCATCTTCTTTTCTTCAAGATTTGTCGTGCGGCTTTCTGGTGTGTTAACTCCATAAAGTCTTACACTCTTTGGTCCTATATGAACCTCAAAACCCAAGTCTATATTGATCTTAAAGGTATCACCATCTACAACCTTAACAACTTCTGCATTGTAGAGGTAAACATTAAATTGATCTGACATTTTAATCTCTTTCTATTCCTATAGTATCGCAGGCTTTGCGAAATATTGATTGACTTAATTTAAACTGAGCATCTGCGTGGCTGTAGCCTTCTCCTGGCTTCGGAGAAGACGCATGCCAGCTGTGACCGATTGACACGCTACCATCATACACTACATTGTATCCACGATGTCGTGCGAAGTATGAGCACCAAGTCTCCTCATAGTAGTGAGGGGTGGGAAGGAAGGCCCCTATTGCTTCAGGATACATCTTCCTATACTCTTCGTCATTTGTTAGAGCATCCCAAACCGATCTTCTAACAAAGTATGCTGAACCAGATACTGTAACGCAGTTGATTCTATCTTTGTACAGCTCATCCTTTTGATCTGCTTGGTTCCAACCTCTATGCTTTGGTTGCGTATTCGAACCAACGATTCCAGCATGTCTGATCAGCCCGTACTCATCTCTTTGCTTGGGACCCAAAATATGGATGTCAGTATTGTCATCAAATATTTTTTGTATGGCGTTGATATCTTCATTAGTAAACCATACGTCAGAGTTTAATAAGGCTACAATATCACTATCTCCATAAGCTGCAAGTTGGTTGCACGCTGCTGAGTAACCTATATTTTTGTTGAGAAAAATTCTATCTATCTTATACTTTGAATCGTTTTCTCTAATCCAGCTTATTGTGTCATCACTTGATTCATTATCTGCAATGTAAAGCTTCCAATTCTTATTAGAAGAATCTACGCCATCGTGCAGAGTGTCTAACAGTCTTTGAAGTAGTGGTCTTGTATTGTAGTTCACAACGCAGAGATCTATCATAACACCACCACTTTAGATGAAACAATTTCAAACGATTCTTCTGGAGTAAAACCCATTTCCATGAACTCAAAAAATTCTTTTTTGGCAGATGCTAAATCATCAATACAAAATTCACTCAGCCTATTCAGGCACTGTTCTGTCGTCAGTTTGCTGTGCGTAATTTGATTAGCAAATGCAACTTGCTTTGCTTTACCAAGTGCTATTCCAATCATAAAAAATCCAGCTAATATAGCCACTGTTTTACCACTCATCATCTTCACCAATGTTTCTACTAATAAATTGATTTTCGTTTATAGCCTTTATTGCTTCTTCACTTAGATGAAGAATATTTGATCTTTCTTTTTCATCTTTCACAGATGGTGCTAAGTGTATCAGGGCATTTGCTATTTGCAACATTTCATCTATTGTAGAAATTAAATATGTTTGACCTGATTCAAGTTTAATATTTACTTTCTTTTTTTCATGGGTTTTTTTACTCATGTTATTTCTTTTCTTTTATTTCAGCGTTTAGAACTTCTTCTTGCGGTACTTGATATACCGAAAGCGCGTTGTTATCTGGCTCATAAGTGACAAAAAGTATTCTCTTATCTTCTAAAGAACATCCATCTGGTGGTGGTGATTCTAGTGCAATTTTCTTAGAAGCACAACCGTATACTTGACTTATATTTGGGTATAAAACAATATAATTTAATTTGCCAGCAGCCATTATTTACCTAGCAATGCGTACATAGATAGTGGATACAACGGTTGGACTAACTGATAGACTGCTTTAGCATACTCTTGTATTTCTGCTTGAGAATCTTCAGACAATCTTTGGTTAAGAAAGAGCGCAACTGACTGCAAACTGCAAGACCAACGATAAGGCTGATACATCGCATATGCTGGCAAGAATAGTCTTGCTTGTTCAGGTGCTATCCCATTTTCTAAAGCCATATTGTATAGTGACTCACACGTATCATACATGCGTTCTAGCTCAGTTGTAAGGATTGAACCTATCCAAGGACCAGCTAATCCAGAAGAACCCTGCTTTTTGTTATCAGCTGCTAAACGCCATTGGTCTGGAGTTGGAACATGAAACTCTGGTTCTACACTTATGTATCTTCTAGATGATTCGTTCCACGCATCCATCGTATGATCTGAGCCAACAACATATTTCCAATGCTGTCTAGCCACCATGAGTGGTGCGTAGAATTCAAATGTGATAAACGCATGTCTGAATGGTGACATATGGTTTTCTTTTGCTAAAAAATCTATCAGTCGAGCGTCTGATTTAGACATCTCCTTAGACTCTTTAGCAAAAGAAGCTCTAGCTGCGTTTACGATAGATAGATCACTACCCATG